TGTCAGGTTTAATTTACAAAGATTTCAACAGAGATATCCACATGGTTGATATTCCAGACCTAAATTTTAACTATACTTTTACAAGAGCTTTGGATTTTGGATTTGGACATAAGACAGCACTAGGTTACTTTGCTATTAATTCAGACGGATCAGCTATTTATTTGTATGACGGTATTTATCAAACAGGATTAGTTGAAAGTCAGATAGCCGATATAGTTAAAACAAAAGATGCCGGAAGATATATAACAAATCCGGTAGCAGATTCAGCTCAAGCCATGAGCATAGAACAACTTAATCAAATGGGTGCAGTCTTTAGTCCAGTAGAGAAAGGACCAGATAGTGTTAAACATGGAATAGTTAAAGTAGCTGAGTTATTAAAGGTCAGAGCTGATACAGGTAAACCAACACTGATGTTTAACAAGAATTTAACTTGGATAGCAGATGAGTTTGAACAATATCGTTGGACTGAAAGTAAAACAGATGGAGTTATTAAGGAAGTTCCTTATAAAGTAAATGATGATGCTATGGATATGATTCGTTACTTTGCTATGAGTTATAGAAAGGAAATTGACTCTGGTTCACTCCCAGACGAAACTGACTTATTTAATAACGGTTTCTACTAATATGGAAGATAAATCTATACCACTTAATCCTGCCAATAAACAAGCCCATTTAGATATAGAGAAAGAGATACAGAAACGTAAAAATGGACTCTTTACTATGACACTAAGAATAAATGGTAAACAGATTGTTGATATAATATTTAGAGAAATATGGAAAACAACCTAGCCTTTCATGCCATATTAGAAAAGAAAGTAACCGAATTAGAGTTTGGTCAAATGGATGTAAACTTTATTATCCAAAATGGTATAGTAGCTCTCCCTACAATTAATATACTTAAATCAATGAGAAAGAAATATAAAGACGGAAGATGTACTGCTAGTAATAACAATATGATATAATTAGTACAGACGATACAACATACGTATTGTGAGTCCCCAGATGTTGGGGGCTTTTTTTTGTCTAAAATATGGAAACTAAAGAACAACCAAAGAACATAATCTTAACTCGTAAAGAGGCATCATATAATTCACTTGCTCAGAAAAGAGAGTATTGGGAAGAATATGAGAAGTTATTTCACAATGAGCTAAACGATACTCAATCACAATCCACTAAATCCCAGGTCTTTGACCCTAAGTTAAGCACAATGGTATTAGAGAGAGAAGCAAGAGTTATGGCTCAATTACCTACTGGTAAAGTCAAGGCTATAAGTAAAAATGATAAATTCGGTGAGAAGCTAATGAACTTAGTCTTAGATAAATACGTCAATGTAAATGCTAACGATAAATACCCTCTATTAACTAAGTATCGAATGGTTGACCGCTATTCTAATATATACGGTGCTTATCCAGTCTTTGTTGATTGGAGAATAGATGAGGGTGGTTATGTAGGTCCTGATATGTATTTACTTAATATCAGAGATGTATTCCCTCAACCAGGTGCTAGTTCAATTCAAGATTCAGATTATATTATTATTCGTACATGGCAACCAATATCTTACTTTGAAGGTTTATTAAAGAATAAAGAGTTTAAGAATATTAAAGAAGTAGTCGAGAAATTAAAGAATAAAGCAGTCCAAAAGAGTGATGAAGATAAAGACGCAAGAGAATCAAAAGACTATCCAAGCACTCAAGTAGCTAAAAATACTGGATTTTTTGAAGTCTTATCTATGTATGAGAGAGATAAATGGACTGATTATGTAACTGATGCTGATTTAGTTATCCGAGAAATGGATAATCCACACGATAACGGAGAATTACCAGTAGTTATGAAATATAGTATCCCCTTATTAAGTGATTTTTGGGGTATGGGTGACTTTGAAAGAGGTAAGAGTATGCAATACACCCTCAATTCACTTTGGAATCTCTATTTAGATGGAGTTAAAGTCTCTATTTTCCCACCAACATTAATAAATAAAGACTATATCGCAGACCTTAGTTCTATCAAATGGAGTGCTGCTGCTAAATGGTTAGTTAAAGGTCCTAATGGAACTTCGCAGGCTGCTCAAGCTATGAATCTAAGTCCCTCTGGTCAACAAACATTTAACAATGTCTATCAAATAGTAACTTCTAGCTTATTAAACATGATGGGTACTACCGATACTGCCGTATCAGCTCAAACTGATCCCGGATTTGGTAAAACCCCTGAAGCTCTTAAACAACAGAGTGCTAGAGAATCAGCTCGTGACAACGTTGATCGTTTCTATATGGAGCAGTTCTTAAAGGAAGTAAATAAGAAATTCGTCAACTTAATCTCTAAGAAGATGTCTAATAGTGTTCAATTCAGAATGTTTAGTGATGAGATTGAAGAATTGGCTACTCAATATCCTGAAATAAGTGATATTTATGACGATAAAACTGGAAAACTAACTGTTAATAAAAAATCTATTGGATCAGTCTTATATGATTATGAAATTATCAGCGGTTCTACTTATGCCTTAGATCAACAGGAACAGCAACAGAACTTGCTTAATATGCTTAATATGTTTACTCAAGCTCCAGCAATAGTTGAAGCATTAAAAGCAGAGGGTAAAGAAGTAAAGATTGGTGAACTTATGACTCGTATCTTAGTCAACTCAGGTATCCAAGATTATGAAAAGATAATTGAAGAAGTCGCTAATAACCCAGATAGATTAATGCAAGACCAAATGAATCAATTTATGGGTGTTATGAATGGAACTAATGTCAACGCTATTCCAGCACAAGGTATGCCTCAAGGACAGCCTCAACAACCTATGCCACAAGGAGGTCAATTATGAGCGAAGCTATAAAACCAACTTTCTTTAATGACTTTAGTTCACTAGAGATATTTAAAGAAGCTGATAAACCAGTCAAAGATCCAGAAATGGAAGCATTACAGTTTTTAAAGACTTCTAGTGGATGGGAAATAATCAAAGACCTTATAGACCGAACAATGACTGAATTAGACCAAATGTTATTAATTAAAATGGCGAATGGTAGTCAATTAGACCAAATAGGTCAATTAGCTATCACTAATCAACTAATTAAAGATGTCCTCAATAGAATCAAATCAAGAGTCGAAGACACTCCTGACAGATGAGGAAGTCTTGAACCTTAAAAGAGAAGAACAACCGTATAACTTTGATAATCCAGAGTTTACGTTTATACCAAAAGGTATTCATAATTGGCGACAAGAAGGACCATATTGCGTTTGTCGTAGTTGTGAAATTCACCATGCTGTCTTTATAGGTATAGACAAAATGATGATTGGTATCGATGAGAACGGTGTTCCTATATTAAAGTCTAGGTGATTGAGATAAGTCTAAGGATTTATCTGAGTCAATTAGGCTCACAGGTCTCACATTCCTGACAATTAAGGTGTGTATAAATATGGACGATTTAACCAAACAGGTGTTAAACGAAATCCCAGAACCAGTAACTGAGGAAGTAGAATCACCAACTACTGAAACAAACGATATAGAAGTTCAGCAAGAAGAAACGCCGGCCAGCGAATCAGAAAGCGAAGAAACTATAGAGCAACCTACTAAAGAAGTCGATCAACTTCCTAAGAAAGGAGCTGAAAGCAGAATCAGAGAGTTAAACTCTCAGGTTAAAAAGGAAAGAGCTGAAAAAGAATCTCTAGCTCGAAAGATTCAAGAACTTACAGGTTCAGTAGAACCTCAAGGGTATCAACCACAAAATAGTGGATATAACCCAAATGTACCTTTAATTGCCCCTGGAGAAGAGGTAACACAAGAAGAACTCCAAAGGCGTGTAGCCCAAAGAGATCAATGGTTACTTCAGCAAGCCAATAATATGACTCGCTTCGAGATGGCAAAAAAGGAAACCTTAGATCGAGTCAATCGAGAATCAGAAGAATCAATTAAGGCCTATCCTCAATTAGATCCCGATTCTGATAGTTTTGACGATGAATTAAGTGAGAGTATCTCTCAAGCTACTCTAGCTTATGTCAGAACTAACCCAACAGGTTCTGTAAAGAAATTTGTTGATGGTTTAATGAAACCTTATATGAGGTCATTAGACAAGTCTGTAGCTTCTCAACAGACTGAAATTGCAAAGCAGGCCTCCCAAACTGCTATGCGACCAAATAGCGTACCTTCTACTGATAAAAAGGTTGAAGATATGTCTACAGAGGAACTAGAGAAGAAATTGGGTGTTGTTTATTAATTATTATTAAATTATGGCTACACAAACTACGTCTACACTTTCAAATGAAGTCAAGACATATTACGATAAAGTCTTCTTAAAGAGGGCCGAATATGAATTGGTTGCAAAAGAAGGTGCTCAAATGCGTACCCACAGCCAGAACGAAGGTAAAACCATTTGGTTTAACCGATACACTCCAATTAGCAATACTCCTGCTAATTGTCTTTTGAGTGAAGGTGAGAATCCAGCAGTCAGTTCAATTACTGCTGCTAATGTATCCGCTGTTCTTGCCGAGTATGGTATGACTGTTAAAATTTCAAAATTCTTGACTCTCACTTCGATTGACAAAAACAACGCTGAAAAAATCGCTGTTGTTGGTCAACACA